AAACATCTTAATGGTATGTTGTACCTAGTAGCTGCGGGTGGTTTCAAGGAAGGTTACTCTGAGACAACTCTTAAGGCTCTAGCGAACCTAGCGAAGACTCATAAGGTTAACTTCATTGATATTGAGGATAACTTCGGTGACGGTATGTTCAAGACCTTACTAGAAGCTGTCATGGTAAGTATCTATCCAGTGACTATCAACCCTGAGAAGAATCGTAGCAACACTCAGAAAGAAAAACGTATTATTGACATCCTTGAGCCTGTGTTATCTCAGCATAGACTTGTAGTAGACCGTAAGGTTATTGAGGATGATCTAAAGACTGAAGACCCTCGTTACTCACTATTCTACCAACTATCCCGTATCACTAGAGATAGAGGCGCATTAGTTCATGACGATAGGTTAGATGCACTAGCAGGAGCTGTAGCTTACTGGCAGGAATCCCTAAGAAAGAATCAGGACAGTGTTCATGAGGAACATCTTGAGGAACTCCGTAGGAAAATGCTTAACGAGTTTATGGAACTAGCTGGTGGTGATTTAGAACAAGATACGTGGGTTTAAACACATAAGAAACTCAAGACTCCTAGAGGGGTCTTGAGACCCGCATCCTACATAGACCTTTTAATATAAATCAATAAGTTACAGCCTGACGTACACACCTTAGTAATACCCTAAGATAAACTAAAAGATTCCCTCTATAGATACTATAGGATTCAATCTCACTGATTAGTAGTTAAGATAGGTATGTCTATTCAAGAATTATGGTAATGTTACATTCCCACTAATAAGAATAAATATACCTATCATGATTAAATTATCAGTAGTGCTATTAGCTCTCCTTACGTCCTCTCAAGTATTAGCATGGGACGATTCCCGTAAGGATACTAATAGCTATAGCAACACCCGCAATGAGCCTAAATCTTACACACTCTCAGGAAGCTCTAGAGAGTCCTCAGACCGTTACAATAGTAACTCTGATAGATACACCTCAAGAGAATCTGATAGAGCCTCTCAGGGTACTTCTGGTGCTTATCGTAGCGGTAATCAAATCAATAATAACGGTTTAGTAATCAATAGGGACTAAGGGTATCTTAGAGATTCCTCCGTAGGAAACAGTGAAATAATTTTATAACAAAAATATGAGTACGTTACCTACGCTCCAGCGTTGCCGCTTCCCCCCTCCGGGGTACTTTCGGTGCGCTCATAGCGTATTAAACATAGCGGTTCATCTTATGCAATCTTAAGTTTCAAGCCTAGAATATACATAAATATGTCGGACTGTAGACAAACTAGCGTGTAACTCATTGATTACTATAGGGATAAAAGAGATAACATATGTCTTAATGGTTAGTAGTATCAATATAGTGTAGTAAATAGATAGGTTAGCTTAGTGATTCCCTTGCGGTTTCCTTTGTTATCCTTATTTGTTTATTACACTATTTTTTTCTTATATCATTCTGTTATATATCCCTAGTGGAATCTGTTAGTTTTCTTATATAGTCTTATGTCTCTCTAGTTTCCTATCCCTTGTGGATTCCTTCCGATTATCTCTAGACACTCTTATGATTAACTAGCCGTTATCTCAGTGCCTAACGTATGTCTTAATTATTTATTAGTTTCTTAAAGAAAACAGTTGACACGAAGAAACTATATAAAATACAATGGCTCTACGTTATTAAACAACAGCGAGAAAGAGACCCCAAAATGATTCTTTACTATATAGATGGACAGGAAGTAAACGAGAGACGTGCTAAGTCTTACTATGAGCATGGAGTACAGCAAACTAGCGAGGGCGGTTATCACTTAACAGGGGACGCTCACTCAGCTTGGAAGAATAGAGGCAAGTCGGAAGAAGCTAGGGAGATTGTTTTTAATTTGTCAGCTATCCAAGACCAAGGCGGTTTAGAAATAGTAATAGAAGAAGACTAATACAAGGAGATTATAAAATGACACACTCAAACATTTATTACGAAGCGTTAGCTATGCGTAAACATGGGTTTACTTTAGAGCAAGCCCTTAAAGCTTTATTATTAACTAAATAGTACCGATAACGAGAATGTATCCATAAGGGTCTTAAGTCTCTTTAGGTTTCTTAAGGATACATTTTCAGAGATAACTAGAAGTAATCAATAAATAATTAAATTAGGAGCAATCAAAATGACTAAATTAACACTTAAAAGCTTTACAAATAAATCACACATAAACCCTTGCCTAATTCGCGCTGTAGTCCGTCAATTTGGGGATTGGTCTTACTTTAAAGAAACAGCTAGTGATATATCTAATTATGGAGCTGCTGGAGGGTTCTCAGGTTTCGTTTATTACTGCGACACTAACGCCTTTACTAGAAGAAACAAAGCGAGAATATTAGCCTTAGCTATAGAGCAGGATAACCAAATAGAAGAAGTAGGATTGTTAGCTTTCTTAAGTTCCTTTAATGGTCTTAAAGACATATCTCAAGATTCAATCGCTAAGGCTATTTATACAGGCAAGGGTGAGGATGTAATACAAGTTTTCAATGTTCTCGCTTGGTTTGCACTTGAAGAAGTCGCTAGAAGTCTCAGCGATACACTAGACGAAGAAACATACAGCAACTAAGGAGCTATTACATGACCTACATCCAAAGAAGAGACAGTCGTTATCTTGAAACTGTAGACGAATTTGAAACAAGAAAAGAAGCGCGCGCCATGCTTAAAGAGTATCAAATGAGTGACAGCTCAGCCTCTTATTATTTATCGCAAAGGGCTTGTAAAGAATGGCGTAATAGCTAGAAACCTTCACTTTATAGGGATTGTCACGCGCTGATAGTCTCTATAGGGGGAATGTTTCCCTTAAGATTAACTAGGAGATTATCACATGGCAAACAGTTACACAGTCATTAACAGAGAAACCGGCGCGACACTAACAGACGCGCAAATACTTGAAGAGATTAACCGAGACCGTTCCGAAGAGTGGACGGAATACACTCTACAGGACTTACACGAAGCCCCTTATGAAGTTACAGGATGGTTAGATACTACTTACTACGAAGCTAGGGTAGATAGAGGTTAATCATGTGCATACGTTTAGTTGAAGTACAGACTCCAGCAGGGGCTTGGCAGTTCGTTAAAGATTCACCCGAGGGTTTACGCTTTGGTATTTATTCGACCAATGCTTTGTTAGCTAGTGAGATAGAGAGATGTCAACGAGATTATCCGCAGCTTAACTTTAGATTGTCACCAGTACACAGAAAGAAACCTTAATTATGACTAAATTAACCGTTGAACAACTCAAAGTAATCATTAACACAGGGATTGACCCTGATAGTGAAGCAGCTACTCAGATAATTAGAATGGTGGAGTTTGCTGCGAGGGCTAAGTCTTTCGTAGAGTCTATCAAGGGCTTCGGCTACCTTGATTCTACAGATAAAGCGGAAATAGATGACCTAAGTTCTTTAGGTAAGGAGCTTTAAACATGAATTTACCTCAGCAACACAAAGAAACACGTAGGGCAATCCTAGGAGCCAAGGAGGTTAACCATAACCCCTTCTGGTTTCACGTAGAGATACTAGAAGAGACTTTAGACGCTCTTGAGTTCCCTAGCGTTTACCCTTTAGAAGACACAATTAAACTGGAGAATATTTACCATGCCTAAAACCAATTACATCTCACTTGAGAATCAATTCAGACTTATTGAAAGTGGTCTTAAAAAGATTGCCGATAGAGAAACTGTAGAAACCTTAGCGAAAGTCTCCAGCATATTAGCTGAGATACGCCATGCTTCAGTAATGATGGAGTGTGAAGCAACTATATTGGACGTTGAAGGACGCTTAATGCTTGCGCTCTTTAACAAGGAGACCATCTAATGGAAAACCCTCTAATTTTAACCGCTTTCCTCTTCAGTTTCTTAGCTATCTTTGGTATCGCTGACTTAATCATGTGGCTATATCTCAAGGTAAAGCAACGGAAAATAAAACCTAGACTTTACTTAGGAAACCTGTAGATTATAAAAACAATTCTCTTTGTAGGGTTTACTTTTAGGGTAGTGACAGTTCCCTAAAGGATTGACCTTAATCAATCTAGTGGTTAACATACTGTGTATCTAGCTAACACAATAGTTGACACTACAACACTAGCTAGACGGAGAAGAATAAAAATGCAACAAGTGGGTTATTTCGCAGTTAAATCGTATGAAGTCCTAGTGGAAACCATGCGCTTCAAGTCGTGTTTTACATGGTTCCCTAGGATACTCAAGGAGTCAGAAAATGAGTGGGAAATCGAGTGGTTCAGGTATCGCGCAATTATCAGCAGAACACCGAAGGACAGCAGCAATCTTATGTAACTGGCAGGGAATCATTCAGAAACATTTTCACGGTACTGTAGAAGCTCAGACTATACGCTTTTTCTTAACTGTAGCCTCTAAAGGGGAGCCTGTAGACCTTACAGAACTCAATAGAGACCTAGGGTTATCTAAAGCAGCGTTAAGTAGAAACTTCTACAACCTAGAGAATGGTTCTAGAGGTGACGGTGGTCTAGAGCTTCTTAAAGCTGTAGTTGATTACTCAGATAGACGTAGGATGGTAGTTGACCTTACCCAAAAGGGAATTGAAGTAGCTAAAGAACTCTTAGAGTACGTCCCCGATAGATTAGAGAGGAGTTAGTCATGTTAGTA